CCGGGATGCAAGGGCTTCATTGTTTTGTATCCCGGAGTGGGCAAGTTTTCAGCCCAAGGTGCTTAATCTATAGTAAGTTAAGATTAAGCTCGACAAACGACTTCCATCGTTCGCCGAAGCCGCGGCTTTCGCCGCGGTCCGGCAGAGGACAGTCCCAACTCGAACTAGACCTCCACCTTAAACGGGTAACTCGTCGTTCAGCACGAATTACGAGCATGCCCGCCCTAAGGGTACCAGCTAACGCAGCCAATAGAATCGCTGATGGGTTATAAATCCATCCACGAACCTTTAGAGGCCGGTCCTGAACATCTAGAACCGAAAACGCGTTAGGAACGAAATCGAGACACCGGTAGATAAAAGCACCGGTGTTACGATCCCGTCTGGGGCGTTTCCGTAAATCACGAAGTGGGACCTTAACACCAGCTGTGTCCATCTCGTGCCAGGGTACCGGCATCAGCCGCATCCCTGACATTAGAAAAGACACAGTGGCATTAAGATTTATACCCCACTTCGCGGACCAGACGTTTAGGCGGTTGATAGCAGAGTACCTATCGCCATCGTCCTTAAGGGATTTAATATAAACCCCTCGGACGTTGTGGCCATCGTAATAATCATGGCCACACGACTCGCGGAAAAGTCCTGAATTAAAGGACTTATCTACGTTAACGCTGAAGCCACATAGACTTAACAGTCTAACAGTGAGGTCATAAGCCTCCTGCTTAACTATTATGTCATCGCCATAAACAGCGAAGTTGCCCAGCGAACGCCTACTTGGTCTTTCCAACTTAATGGACTTGACACGGTAGGCTCCGTAGACTAAGCTACTAAAGAGCAATGTCTGTAGAGGGAAAGTGAAAGCATTCCCCATACTCGACACCATATGTAACTCCACCTCAGCTCCACCTGGAAGGGTGGCAACTGGCGAGCGAGTCAGCTCCAGAAGCGATACGACATGCTTCGGAAACATCTCGCGCACCAAACTGAGAGACACCGAGTCTGAAGCGGACGAAAGATCAATAGTACCGAAACTTCCGTCTTTGGACCCGAGCCGAGCAAGCGTTTGGTTCTTATCGGGCTGATCAGCCAGACTTATACCTAATGTCTGTTTGATCCTCCCTTCAAGAACCGCGCCTATCCCCTTTTGAAATAACATATTACAAAGGGGTTCGGTACATATGGTTCTGCTTATTTCCGCAGTCTTAGGTGCAAAGCTAATGCGACTTCCTCGCACGATGTCAAGACCTCTAGCCACGGATCGGATAGACTCAACGTCCGACCAGATGGAGTTCTCAGAAATCGCCTGCAAGTAAAACATGTGCAGCGCAGTACTCGTAGCTGACATTCGGGAAGTACCTACTTTCGAAAGAAAGTCGGTACTGTAACTCCCGATGTTAGCACCGTTGCCGAGACCGAAGTTGTCGGTAATACTACCCATGTGCAAGAGTCTTTCGCAAGACTCCTCATCCGGATAGAAGAAGCTATAGAGAAAATCCTTGGCTTCACCGATTGCAATGGTCTCGACTTCGTTCATGCTGGATGTATCCATAACGAACCGTCGACACATCTCGTTGTTCTTTAAAAACAACGATAATGCTTCTGCGTCCGCTGAAGGCTTAATCTCATCCTGATATTTCTTCAGTAGAGACTTCCTTAGCGATTGCATGGCAAATGTCTTCGGATCTATACAGGGATAGGGATTTATCGTCCCATTCCACCCAGCACGATACAAGTCTGCTTCGAGTAAAACTGGTAGACTTCCAGCGTAATCACGCATGTCAGCTCCTGTTGTCCACAACCTAGAAGTCGAGTGGTACTGTACAAGTGATTGAAGTACTCACTTGTTAGTACCAGACCGCCATTGATCAAAGCTTTCGCTAGGATCAATGTCAGTATCTTGGTGCCAATTGTCAGTATCAGATAATGCCGGAGATAACAGAATCACCGGCACCAGCCGATTGCTGACTAAGGGCCCCAATATGCGCAGACAGCGCCGCTCGAATGTTGGCGGAATCATAAGTATCACTACCCGCAGGCACGTCAATGATTGTCGTGATTTGCAGGTTCTGAAACGGCTGATTAACCAACGGAGTAACACCCTTACGGGTGATACACTTATAGGTATTACGTGGAACATCTTTCACCAGTCCCGTCGTCGGATTAGGCTTTCCAAGGCTACGGAAGACCTTAGGCCGCACAAAGGTAATAGTGAAAGGGGAGGCAACACTGTGCACGGTTACGCCAGTCTGCGTTCCACCCAACGCTGATACAGCAACTTGTTTCCCGTTGTTATCGGGAGCCAGATCGCTGAGCAGTGTATAGGTCGGACCAGTCAATCCAGTCTGCGCGGTGCCTGTAATAGGCGAGGTTAGAGTAAATGACATATCGTTCCTAGTACGCCCTCGTTATCGCCGAAATGGGCGATAGCCTTTGGGGGTGGTTTGAGGATGCAAAGCGCGAGCCTGTCCAAACAATGCTGCATCGTTAAGTAGTTGTCCATTTGAAACGTCAATCGTTAGTTGCAGGGTTGGCAATGGATCGCCTCCACCATCGTCTCTCTGATCGCGTTTGGGCTTAAAACGATAATAACCTTTAT